CTGGAATGCAGCCAGCCGCTTGCGGTACTCGGGGATAGTGCAGGAACTAAGCAACCGCTGCGGAGTTTTAAGGAACCGCCCCATGTCCACAGCCATCTTGATTCGAGGCCCCTCCACCACTGCGTCTGCGAATCCCATTGCCACCGACTCGCGGGCAGACATCCATGTTTCCTTCGCCATCATGGCTTCTACCTCGGCCGGAGAACGTCCGGACCGCTTGGCGTAGGTCTCGACCACAGTCCCCATCAGCGACCGCAGCATCGCGGCCCGGCTTTCCAGTTCTGCCGCCCGTCCGTCAACGCGACTCTGCGGCTCGTGAATCATCATGTGCCCGGTGTCGGCAATCCGGATTTCGTCACCAGCCATCGCGAAGTAGCTGGCAGACGATGCCGCCAGCCCGTCAATCTGCATCGTGATTCGGGCGGGATGTCGCTTCAGCTCGCCGTACATCGCCGCCGCCTCAAAGGGGTCGCCCCCCTGGGAGTGCAGCCGCACGGTCATCTCGCGGGCAGGTCCGATGTCACTGAGCAGCTTGCGGAACTCCAGTGCTGTCACGCCGTCTCGGTACAGGTCGCCGAACTCGGCGTACATCAGGATTTCCGGTGAGCCGGAATGCATCTTGACTTCGAATGTTCGTGACATCAGGCGTCATCCTTTGGGTCTGTGAGAATCTGCAGGCCAATTCGAACCGCTTCGTTGACGTCGAAGTGAATCACGCTGTAGGACCCGATCGTCGTCCGCGGATAGAACTGCAGGTGCACCAGCGTGTCGCGAGCGATCATTTCCGCCCGTACATCTGCGGGGATCTCCGCATAGTCCTCATTGAATCCCGCGTATTCATCGAGAAACGCCGCGAGGCTCTCGTAGTCGCCGCGATGGCTGTTGACCGTCAGAATCACCTCGCACTTGCACATCGCGACGACCTGGAGGAAATCGTTCATCAGTTCACTCCGTGCCCGTTCAGGCGGCTGGTGTGCATGTTGGTGGAACCGTTCGTGTCGTCGTCCGCGGGCTCGGTGGCAGGCTTCTCGGCGGGAGCCTCCGGCTTCTCGAACTGCTTGCCGGCCATGTCGAGCGGAATCATGTTCTGCTGCACGAACCGCTTGTCGCCCTCGGGGCCGATCGTGTTCATGTCCAGTCGCCGAAGGATGTCGTTGACGCTGGACACGCCGTAGGTCGACTCAATCTGAATCGAGAGCGCCTGCGCCTGCGAATCACCCCGCAGAAGCGAAGCTAGATTCAGCTTCGTGAACAGCCGCCCTTGCCGTGACGTGCTGAACAGCTTGATGTCCGCCTCCTGCTCCAGGCGCTTCGCCCACGGCAAGATGGTGTCGCTGACGAACTCGATCGACTGGTGCTCGATGTTGTTGTTCGTCGACCGTAGCAGGTCCATCACCTTGTGAGGCTGGACGCGGAACCAGCGGCAGATTTCCGCCACCTGTGCCTGACGCCCCTCGTTCCACTGAGAGTCGATCATCGTGGACGCAATCGCGGAGTAGTCGAGCCCCTGGTCCATCGCCACGACGCCGCCTTTGTTGCGACCGCCGTAGGAGCTTCGCCACCGCTTCTCGGTCTGGTCCAGAATCTCCGGCGTCGTCTTGCCCGGATACTTCAGGATCCCGCTCGGACGGGCGTCATTGGCGAAGTGGGTCGCCCCGGAGCGTTCCATCTCCAGTCCCAGCCCGATCGACTGAGACGCCAGCCGAATCACCGGATAGCCGACCAGCCCATCAAACCCCATCCCTTTCAGGTGAAAGATGTCCCGGGCCCCGTACTCGACCTGAGCGCCGCTGCTCGGGTGATACCGATAGAGCAGTCGGCCGAAGTCGTCCCGGTCGACCTCCATCCGGTCGGGAGCCAGGATCCACAGCCACATCGGACGCCCGGCGCCGTCCCGCTCAATCTCCGCGTATCCGTTCCCGTACAGCAAGGCGTGCTGGACGATGGTCTCGCGGAAGATCCCCGCCGCCATCTCCTCGCTCGCCTGCTTGTTCAGGATCCACTCGACCGGGCTCATCTCAACCCGCTTCTTATTGCCCTCGCCGATCAGTTCGTAGACGTGCCACGACAACGCCCCCATCGTCTCGGCAATGACCTTCACGCAGGCCCAGACGACCGAATAGGTGAGGGCTTTATCCTCCGTCACCTTCAGCCCTTGGGACGCCACAGACATAAAGACGATCCGCGGCGATTGCTGCGGGTCTTCAGCCTTTGCCGACCGCTTCATCGCGGCTTTCGGACGCTTTGCAGGCTTCTTCGCCTTCACTGGCGGACGCTTGGTTTTACTCGTCGTCATCGTCAAACCACTCCCTTCGTCGTGTCTCTGGTTCGTCCGTGCCGAGGACGTGAAGAGCACAAGCCGAATGACTCAGCTCCGGTTCTTCCGTCAGTCCTGACAGACCCATAATCCCCGCCACAATCCCGTCGATCTTGTCTGACGATTTCGCCTTGTCCGGCCGCATGTTTCCCGATGGGTCGAGCTTCACCGCGACATTCGACGCCATCCACCGCAACACCGGATGCCCGCCGTGCTCAATCTTCCTGGCCGACACCAGCCGCTCGAATTCCTTCGTTGGACCCGCGAACGACGCGAATGTCTGCCGGAATTCGACAAGCCGTTCCTGGTCAAGCCCGCGGCGAACAAGCCCCTGAACGAAGCCCGTGGCATTCCAGGGGTCGAAGGCAAGTTTGAGGACGTTGAACCGTCGGCAGATGTCGACGACGTCGTCTGGAATCTGCCCGTCGAGGTCCGCGACGTTTCCTTCGGTCTGCTCAATCAGTCCGAGCTCAGCCCAATGCTTGACCTGCCGCCTGTCGTTCTCCGCCCGATCGTCGTGAGCCTCCGCGGGAATCCAGAAGAACGGTAGGATCCGATAACGGCCGCCATCCAACGGGAACACGAGCACGAGACTGTTGACGTCACGGGTGGAGGCCAGGTCGAGACCCGCGTAGCAGTCCCGCCCGTACAACTCAGATTCAAACTCCGGCTTGCTGTACTCGACTGGACCGCGGCACTCGTCCCAAACGTGCATTGGCAGCCAGCGGACGGACTGCTCCGTCCACTGCGACAGGTGAAGCCTCCGAAACGTGTTTTCGTAGGTCGGCGACGCCTTCGCCTTCTTCGCCTCGCGGGACAGGTAGTCCGACTTAATGCTGATGTCGAGATTGGGGTTTGCCTTCCACCATGTCTCAGGGTCGAACGGGTCGTCGTCGAGCTCGGCGCAGGCAATGAACGCGAAGAACGTGTCGTCCTGGATGTGCCCTTCAAGCACCATTCGGGCGTACTCGTGCTGCTCCCAGCAAATCGACGTCCGGTCGTGCCCGGCGGTCGTGATCGCGAACACCAGCGGATTGCGGCGGGCGGCTGTGCCCGTCTGGATGACGTCCCACAGATCTCGGTTTGCCTGAGCGTGGAGCTCGTCGACTACTCCGCGGTGAATGTTGTGCCCGTGCAGCGTGTTCGCTTCCGCCGACACAGGCTTCAACACCCCGTTCGTCGCGTGGCAGACGATCGAGTGCCGAAAGAACTCCAGGTGCTCCATCAACTCTGGCGTCTGTCGTGCCACATTCTGGCAGTCCTTGAACAGGATCCCCGCCTGGTCCCGGGTCGATGCCGCCGCGTAGCACTCCGTCCCGGGCTCGCCGTCCGCCATCACGCCCTGCAACGCCACGGCCGCACAGGTGAACGTCTTGCCGTTCTTGCGTGGCTCCTCGTCATATCCGGTCGTGAATCGTCGCCGCAGCCCGTCTGGCGTCTCCCGCATCCAGCCGAACAAGGGGGCAATCTTCAAATGCTCCTGCCACGGCTCCGGAATAAACTGCTTCCCACCCCATTCCCCCTTCCAGTGCTTGAGCAGCTTGCAGAACTCGACGTTCCGCACAGCCTCACCCTCGTCCCACACCAGCCCGTTCTGCCCCTCGCCATCAAAGTCGCGAATGAGCCGCTGAATACAGGCCGTCTCGAGTCCAGACCGGGGGCGGTCGGAGTCAAGCAACCCCTGCAGCGACTTCAGACGGGCGTCGACGCCCTTTGTCCGCTTCTTCTTCATCCGTGGAGTTTCAGGATTCCCTTGATGTCTTTCCGCTTGTCCTCGTCGCCGACATTTGCCCCCGCCTTCAGTCCTGTCCGATCCGCTGGCGTCAGGCCGAACTTCGCCAAGATCGTCTGCACTTCCTTCCACGCTTTCGCCCGAGTTGAAACAGCCGGATTCGCTTTCACTCGAACACCGCCGTGCGCAGTTGGCTCCTTGACGTTGATTCCATCCGTGTGAATCGAATCTTGGGCTTCGAGGTAGATGGACCAGCTGTCCGCAGCCAGCCGCAACGCCTTTCCGTCGACCCGAGCCAGGACACCCGCGAATCGGCACTCCTCAACCACCGTGTTCCAGAACGCCTGAGCCGTCGGCGGCATGTCTGGCGGCATTGGAGGGGCCTCGACGGGCATCGTGGGCCCGGAGTGACGCCCCTTGCGGAACGTCCCGGCGGCAACGTGCTCGGCGAGCGGCTTTTTTCTCGACATGGTCAAAAATCACGATTCGCAGGACTGGCTAAAAGCGTCGGACGGGGCGG